CTGCGAACAACACCCTATCATCGAGTCCGCGCCCAAACGTCGCCAGGAGCCCCAAAACGGCCGCCGCTGATCGCGGCGGCCGACGCCACCCCCTAGCGGCGATCACCCCAAAGAAACGCTCTCAGGGGGCTCAGAATCGCCGATGTCCAACTCCGGCAACCCGGCCAGCGAGTTGAACGTCGACGGGCAGATCAGCGGATCGACATATACCCTCTGAAGTCTGGGGTCGTAGTGATCGAGCAGCTCGGTCGCCGCCCCCCTGCCAAACTTGGCCGCCAGATAACTCGCCGCCATCCGGCGAAAGCCGTGGAAGCCTCGGCCGCGATACTCCACGCCCGCGGTGCGGCATAGCACCTGGAGCGATGCCCACTGCGACCGACCCTTCCGGTCCCACGGCCAGACGAGATCGTCGTCCCCGCGACGTTGCTCGGCCAGCATCGTCGCCAGCCGCGGCGTGATCGACCGCACGATGTCTCGCGTCGAGCCCTTCCGCGTGTCGGCAAGGAAAAGCATCGTGTGCCGCTCGAGGTCGACCTGCGCCCACTTAATGCTCGTGAGTGCCTCGAATCGCTCACCAGTGCAAACCGCAGCGTACAGAAGCGTCGGCCACCACCAGCGAGCAGGCAATCCGCCAACCTTGCCGATCCGGTGCTTCGCCTGGCGGATCAAGGCCGACGCCTCGTCGGCGGTGTAGGCACGACCGGTCGGGATCGACTCCGGCACCCGCACGCGAGGCACCTCGGGGAACTCGTCGGCAAACTTTCGCCGAGCGGCGTACTCCCAGGTCGCCCGGATCATGTTGCGATCCCGCCGCACCGTGGCCGGCTTCGGCAATCGGCCCCGCCACCCCGGCGTGGCCTTTCGCCACTCGATGTACCCGGCGACCGTGTCGACGTTCAGATCACCGACCGTCGCTGGCCGCTCGAGGAACCGCTCGAACCTGGCCCACATCATCTCGTAGAGAGCCAAAGTCTTCGGCTTCAGCTCCCGCACCCTCGCGTATCTCGTCGTTAACTCCCTGACTGGCATCCCTCGCGTCATGGCATCTCCCTGTTGTGATGCCGGGCAGTCTGACTGATTACTGGACGCTAGTACATCACCCCTCCTAGGTACCCAACCCCACAGGGGTTCGACTCCCCTCGCCTCCACTGCAAATCTTGCCCGGCCACTTCAACTCTCGCAGACCGGCCCAGCCGAAGCAAGCGGCTGGGCCGGATTTGCGGGTCTGGGGGGTCGGGCGGATTGGACAGTTTGACTCTTCATACGCTTGCGATACTATCAGGGCATGGTGATGGCAATCCAAACCAACCGCAAACTCATCAGCACCCGCGAGGCCGCGAAGATTCTCGGCATCAGCATGGGGCGACTTCGCCGCATGGCGCTGGATGGGATGCTTTGGAGTGAGCACATAGCCGCCAACGCTCGAGTCTTTGACGAGGCCGAGATCAAGACGCTGGCGAAGGTGCCGAGAGTGACGGGCCGCAAGCGAGGCGGATTCCGCCCCGGCTGATTTACGCGGCTTCTCAAGCGATTTCTCTCTTTCAAGAAAATACGCTTGACACGTTTACACGATTGCGTATCTTTCCTCACATCGTTGATACGCACTCGTACCAACGACCGAGTGGCTTCAGATTTCCACTCCCCCACTTCAAAGAATCGACGAGCTACACGACGCAGAAAATCGTTTGACGGGTATCTGAACATCGGTACAGTACCCCCACACAAGAGAACCAGCGGCCGATCACGGTGATCGGCAGGAACGACAGGCGAGGGACGCGCCATGACACGCAAAACCGCAGCATCGGCGTCCCTCAGAACGAGAGGAAGCCGCAATGGACACGACTCAGCGATACCAGGACCGAGAAAGAGACCAAGCCGACCCGACCGAGCCGACCATCCAGTTGCTCACGACTGCGATTCAGATGAGTTGGTCGCCGGACGAGGAGTTTCGGCGTCGGGTTCAACGGTGCGACTACCTCCCGCCGGATGCAGCTCCGGTGAACGTGCGGAATCTCTACGGAGTGCCGCGGGGGAGGTAGGCGAGGTCGTGCGCACCCTACGGGTTCGGATGGCGACCGCCGCAATCGTCTGCACGCGGCGACTGCCGCTCAACGAGACGATCGACATGGACATCGAGCAGCGGCTGATCGCCGGTGATCTTGAGGTGATCTACGACTCGACACGCGAGGCGATCGCCGACCTGGAGGCTATCGCCGACCGGATGGCGGACCTTCTTTGCGGGGAGCCGGAGGCTCTGCGAAGGCTCTCCGAGGTGCGACTGCGGCAGAACCGTACGGGAAAACCGTGGCACGGCGGTGCAATCACCGCGGCCACCAGCAACCAGGATGCCGGCGTGACGGATCACGCCGGAACGGAGTCCGGCGGAGCCGGGCGTGAACAGGAACCACCCCGCCGAGCCAAGGCTGGCAAAGCGGCAACGAAACGGAGCCGTCGTGCTGAATCTTAATCGCTACCTCGGAGACCGAATCCAGATCGGTCCGGACGTAGTCGTGGTGGTGCGGGAGATCCGCGGAGCGGGCGGCGGTCGGCCAATGGTCAAGCTGGGCATCGAAGCACCAGCCCACATCTCAATCAGACGAAGCGAACTGGAGGTCATCAATGACAAGTGGAATCGATCCGAAGAGAGCCAGCGTGAAGGCGGCGGACGGCCGCCACTCGCTGGGCATTTGCCGGGCGTTGAAGTTGCTCCGGGCCGCACGATTGATGCTCACGAGTGTCAGTGCGGTCGAGGGCTATAGCAGGAGTTTTGACGGTGACGTGCGGATGGTCCGCACGGCCGTGAGGGCGTTGGAGGAGTGGGCACGAAAAGAGGGAATAAAAGTATGAAGATCACGAAGGGAAAGCGGCAGACTGCAAAGCGGGTGGTGCTGCACGGTGTTGAGGGAATCGGCAAAAGCACACTTGCCAGCCAGTTCCCGAAACCACTTGTGCTCGACACCGAGGACGGCACGAACCACCTCGACGTGGATCGGGTGACGATCACGAACTACCTCGAGGCCGAGGGAACCCTGCACGAGCTGGCTCGCGACTCGCAGGGATACCAGACGGTCGTGATCGACTCCGGCGACTGGCTGGAGCGGCTTCTCATCGAGAACCTTCTTTCTAAGGCTCAGAAGCGGAGCATCGAAGACTTCGGATTCGGAAAGGGGTACACGATGGTCGCGGAGGCCATCGGTCGCTTCCTCACGGTCTGCGACTCGCTCGTGGAGCGTGGCATCAACGTGGTCATCGTGTGCCACACCACCGTCAAGCGGTGCAGCCCGCCGGACATGGACGAGGGCTACGACCGGTTTGAGTTAAAGCTGACCAAGCAGAGCGGGCCGCTCGTCAAGGAGTGGGCCGACTGCATTCTGTTCGCGAACTACAAGACCCGACTTGTCGCGGGCGAGGATGGCCGCACCAGGGCACGGGGCGGCAAGGAGCGGGTGCTGCACACCGAGCGGACGGCCGCTTGGGACGCGAAAAACCGCTACGGGCTCGCCCCGGAACTGCCCATGACCATCGAGGCGTTGGCCCCGCTGTTCGCGAGCGTTCCGGCGTCGAAGCCCGGCTGGGGCGACCGCGTCAAGGCCGCGGCGTCGGTTGAGGAGCTGGACGTGATCGAGGGCGACGCCGACGACGCCGTGACGGCCGGCGACCTGACCGAGAGCCAGCGAAACACGCTGGGCAACGCGATCTCAAAGCGTCGTGGAGTTCTGTCACCCGAGGAGGTTCCCGCATGAACCAGGTCGAACGTGACGAGGAGGCCCGCCATGCGGCGGCCATGCAGATCGTGGAGGACACCGCGACCGCGTTCAAGCGTGGTGCGGTGAGTTTCAACCGAGCCAAGTCCATCATCGACGACGCCCTTGTGGGCGACGCCGACCGAATCGTGAAGATCAGTAGCAAGCCCTACAACCCCGAGGTGACGACGTGAACTGGGACGATTTTGCAGATACGAGCGAGACGCAGTCGGACGCCGGAGCCGAGCAGCTCTGCCCGGAGGGAACGCACGTCGCGACTATCGGGTGGGTGAAGATCCAGCCGAAGGACTGGGCCAAGGGCAAGAACAACCCGGAGGGCCAGTGCCTCACGGTGCGGCTCGACTTCTCCAAGGAAATCAAGTCGGTGTTCGACTCGATCCCGTGCGACCGCAGGGGGTCGATCGAGGCCCTTTGCCGATCGGCGAGGATCGACCCGCCGCGCGGCGACTGGGACGAGTCGCAGTTGAAGGATCATGCAGTGACCTTTGAGACGGTGATCGCGGTGAGCAAGGCCGGACGCGACTACGTCAAGGTCGAGAGATACAAGCCCAACGCGGATCCGCTGCCGAAGGCCGTGGTCGAGCGGACTGCGAATCGCACCGCCACACAGAAGGCGGACGCGGCGACCGGCGCGAGCGGCGACGACCTCCCGTTTTAGTCCATTCCAGAAAAAGGAAAACCATCATGGCAACCCTGTACCAAACCCACGTCTTCCCGAACGGCGAAATCTACCGATTCAGCGGCGAAACGGTGGTCGTCGGCAACTTGACCTATGTCAAAAGAACACACCTCACCGACCTCGAGTTGGCGGATCGCTTCTGCCCGACCGCGGAGGCCGCTGACCAGGCAGCGGCGATCAAGATTCAGAAGCAGATAGCCAACCTCCAGGACGTTCTCGCGAAACTCCGGCCGCTCCCGGCCGCAGCGGCTGCCTCTTCATCGGCCGCGGGGAGAGCGCAAGCGGTGGTCGCGACATAACTCCGCAGCCGGAGGCTGGGTGGCGAATCTTCCCGCCAGTTGACCAGTGACTCCGACCGGCCGCCGCACGTCACGCGGCACCACTCAAGGATGAGCAAATGAAGTTGTATCGACAGTTCGACCAGATGCGTGGCGATCACCGCCGGACGTGGTTCCGGCGGTCCGACATCCTCGACGCGCTTCGCGAGTTGGGGTGCTCGTGGACCTGGTACGAGATCTCGTTCGCGTTCGCGGGACTCCCGCGGCCGGAGAAAAAGTACGGGCACTATCGGTACACGAGGAATCACTTGGACGCCGCCTTGGCGGCATGGAGGTCTGCAAATGGCAAATGACGTTGTCGTGATCGCGGTGGTGAAGCAGCTCATCGCTGCATGGGAAGCCGGCGACTCGCCGGCCGACGTGACGGTGGATCTCATCGCGGATGCGGTCGAGGGCCGCGGCGGGGTGGTGGCATGACGGCGTCATGGTCTACCGACGACGCGATCTCGGCACTCCCGCTGTTCTCGCAGCCCGCGGCGGCCTGCACGGCGAAGGCGGTGCGGGTGGCGGCGTTCGACACCGGCGCGGCCCGTGCGGCGATCCTTGAGGCCCTCACGAAGAGCGGGCGTGCCATGACTGGCGAGGAGTTGGTCGATCACTGCCAGCGGCTGGGCCTGGTGCCGCACGACGCACGGGCGTTCGGCAGCGTGTTCTCCGGGCTGGCAAAGCAAAACCAGATCGTTTCGGTCGGATTCGCGGCCCGGCGGAAGGGTCACGGCACGGCCGGGGCAAGGCTTTGGAGGTTGGCTAGTTGAGTAGAGACATCTTTTCAGAGCTTCAAGCCCTCGTCGACGTGGCCGATCCGACCAGGATGGAGGTGGTCAATGGATAGTCACTTATTTGACGAGTTCGCAAGCGGCTACGCCATTTTCAACGAGCTTGATGATTTTGGGCCGGCGGTAAACATACACATCCAGAACGGCGAGCCTCTTTTTGCGGAAAATTGTGAACGATTCGCGGCGTGGCTTCTCAACGTAGCGAGCATCCTTCGCCAGCGAAAACTAAACCCGGAAACAACTGTTGTGTATGCGATCACGGACGGATCAATGCACAAGGTCGGCAAGGCGGTTTCGCTGCAGAAGAGGATGAAACAGCTTCAGACAGGAAACGCAAGTCAGCTTCGCGTGGTTTGCTTTTGCCGCGTCCGAGACGATCGCGAGGCATACGAACTTGAGTCGGCAGTTCACAAAAGCCTGCGCAAGTATCGGGTGGCCGGCGAATGGTTCTCGTGTAATAGCCATATGGTTTTTGATGCCATCTACCAAGATGCGGACGCCATAGGCGTGAGGCAGCGTCCCATGAACATTTGCGTTGGTCACGAAGACGAGCAGGAGGCCGAATATGGCACGCGCCCGTAGCATCAAGCCGTCGTTCTACAAGAACGAGCACCTGGCCGAGTGCGAGCCGATGGCTCGTCTCCTGTTCATCGGCCTCTGGACACTCGCCGACCGCGACGGCCGCCTTGAGAACCGCCCAATGCGGATCAAGGCCGAGCTGTTCCCTTACGAAAACTGCGACATGGTGAGCCTGCTCAAGCAGCTCGCCGACAAGGGCTTCGTCCGCGCCTACGAAGCGGGCGACAAACGGGTGCTCGAAATACCCAAGTTCCGGGAGCACCAAAGGTGCCACCCGGAAGAGCGGTCAGAGGGGTTCCTGCCGCCCCCAAACGGAGGAAAACCGGAAAGTCCGGCGCTGGAGCCGGGAAATCCAACAACAGAGCCGGGAAACTTCCCGGCTTTTCCCGGCAATGTAGTTGCTCAGGCAGAAAGTGCGGTTTTTCCCGAGGAAAACGCAAAACCGGGAAATCCAACGATGGAGCCGGGAAATCCAACGATGGAGCCGGGAAGTTTCCCGGCGATTTGCGCCTCTTTCCTTCTTCCTTCTTCCTCTTTCCCTCTTCCCTTTTCCTCTTGTGCTCCGAGCAGTCCCGCTCCGCGGGCCGGCTCCGAGCCGACCGACTCCATCCGGTGGTCTGCTAGCGCAGGGTGGGAGGGCATCAGCGATCCCGACCTCGCCGAATGGGCCGCGGCCTACCCGGCTGCGGACATCCCGGTCGAGCTGGCCCGGGCCACCCAGTGGCTCAAGGCGAATCCCAAGAAGGCGAAAAAGTCGAACTGGCGGAAATGGCTGACGACGAGTTGGCTCAACAACTGCCAGGACCGCGGCGGCACCCACCGCGAGGCCGCGAAGCGGCCGGACGATCGCCGCTCTGCGGCTGACGCCGCAGCCGAGTGGAAGCGTTCCGTCGAGGATCCGGAGGTCGCCAGGCGACGTGCTGAGTTCCTCGCCATCAAGTCGCAGAAAGCCGGAGGCCCCGCATGACAACCACCACCACCACCCCGAAGCAACTCGCGGTCATCGACGCGATCGTCGACCTGACCGCGGAGCGCGGCTATCCGCCGACCATGCGGGAGATCGCTGCGGTCATCGGGTCGATCCATTCCGACGTGCAGCAAAAACTGTGGCGGCTGCGGCGCGACGGCCGGGTGACCTGGGACGAGGGGCGGGCCAGGACGGTGCGGGTGGTGGAGGTGACGCAATGACCATCATCCTCGGCATCGACCCCGGCCTCTCCGGCGCTCTCGCCCTGGTCTCCGACGAGGGCCTCCACGTCCTCGATATGCCGGTCGCGGAGGTCCGCGGCAAGCGTGTGATCGACGCGGCCCGGCTGGCCCACCTCGTTCAAAGAGGCTTCCCCTTCCAACCCAACCACGTCGTCCTCGAGCACGTCCAGGGCGTGCAAGGTTCGGGGGCGACCTCGGCGTTCAACTTCGGCCGCGGCTTCGGCCTGGTCGAGGGCGTGATCTCGGCCCTCGGCTACCCGCTGACCCTCGTCCGCCCGCAGTCGTGGACGAAAGCGGTCGGAGTCAGCCGCGACAAAGGCGAGCACCGGCTGGTGGCGAGCCGGCTCTGGCCGCGGCACGCGGAGCTGTTCGCCAGGGTCAAGGACGACGGGCGGGCCGACGCGGCACTCCTCGCACACTGGTACGCGAGGCATGGCAATGGGTAGGCCCAAATCCGCCCCGGAGCACCAGGTCGCTGCCGCCGAGCGTGCGCGTGAGCAGACAATCGAGCGCGGCCGCGAGCGGACCCGCCGCGGTGCCGACATAGGCGAGATCCCGCCGGTCGTGAACGTGGCCCGGCGCGAGTCTTGCCGGCTCGACCTTGAGCTTTTCCTCACCACCTACTTCCCATACTCGACCGGTCTCTCGCCATTCTCGCCCGACCACAAGCGGGTGATCGCCCGCATCCAGGACTGCATTATC